ACCTACTACTGTTAAAAGCACCATTGGTGCTGAAACTGGTAGCGTACGTACTGCTGCTTCTCGACGTAAAAGCACTGTTGCAATGGGCAGTGGTGCAGCTTCACTTCGTATTCCCCTTAACATTGGAGGTGGCTCCAGTGGTGGTCTTAGTATCTAATTAATTAAATGAACGCTAAAAGCAGGTACGATCATCTATCCAGCTACCGTTCTCAGTTTCTTGACACAGCGGTTGAGTGCTCAAAGCTCACCATTCCTTACCTCATCCAACGTGATGAGTTCCGTGTTACACATCAAACCCTCAAACAACCTTGGCAATCCGTAGGTGCTAAAGGGGTAGTGACACTTGCATCCAAGTTGATGCTGTCTCTCCTTCCCCCTCAAACTACGTTCTTCAAACTTCAGGTACGTGATGATAAGCTAGGCACTGAATTGCCTGCTGAGATTCGTTCTGAACTTGATCTTAGTTTTGCCAAGATGGAGCGTATGGTCATGGACACAGTTGCTGCTTCTAGCGACCGTGTTGTAGTGCACCAAGCTCTTAAGCATCTTGTGGTTGGTGGTAACGCCCTAATTTATATGGGTAAGGATGGGTTGAAACATTACCCACTGAATCGCTACGTTGTCGATAGAGATGGAAACGGTAACGTAATTGAGATCGTAACCAAAGAACTTATTAACAAAAACCTACTTCCTAAAGAACTCATTAAAGAACCTCTTCCAGTTATGGATGAGAGCTTCTCACATGAAAATGATGTAGAGGTGTACACCCATGTACGTCTCGACAATAACCGTTGGCTGTGGCATCAAGAAGCCTACGGTAAAAAGATTGAAGGTTCAGACAGTAAAGCACCAGTAGATGCAAGTCCTTGGTTGGTCCTCCGGTTCAACTCTGTTGACGGTGAGAACTACGGACGAGGTAGAGTCGAAGAATTTCTGGGTGATCTCAAGTCTCTTGATGCACTCTCTCAGGCACTCGTAGAAGGCTCTGCAGCAGCCGCTAAGGTCGTCTTCGTGGTATCACCCTCAAGCACGACTAAAGCACAGACGCTGGCGAAGGCAGGCAACGGTGCGATCGTTCAAGGCAGACCTGATGACATCGGTGTTATCCAAGTGGGTAAGACCGCTGATTTTGCTACTGCCATGACACTGATGCAACAACTTGAGCGGCGATTGTCCGAAGCATTCCTCATTTTGAATGTTCGTCAATCCGAACGTACTACTGCTGAAGAAGTACGCCTTACTCAACTTGAACTTGAACAGCAACTCGGTGGACTATTCTCTCTGCTGACTGTTGAGTTCCTTCTTCCTTATCTGAATCGTAAACTGCTGGTACTGCAACGCAGTGGTCAGCTGCCTAAGATTCCTAAGGATCTTGTGAATCCAACTATTGTTGCTGGTATCAACGCACTTGGTCGTGGTCAAGATCGTGAGTCTCTCACGGCATTCATCATGACTATTGCCCAGACACTTGGACCTGAAGCACTGATGCAATACATCAATGCTGATGAAGCTATCAAGCGTTTGGCAGCTGCACAAGGTATCGACGTATTGAACCTTGTGAAATCTATGGAGCAAATCCAACAAGAACAAGCAGACGCTGCTCAAGCACAAGAGGATCAACTCATGCTGCAACAAGCAGGTCAGATGCTTAAAGCACCACTGGCTGATCCATCCAAGAATCCAATGGCAGCTGAGACTGTCAATGCGGCAATGGGTGAGGAAGTCATTCCACCAATGCAATAACACATGGCTGAAACTCTAAGTTACGATCCCAGTTCCGACCCTGAGGTTCTCGCTTCAATTGAATCGGATGAAGCGGAGTCTCTCGCTATTGGCGAAGAGATGATTAACCAAGCCAATGCACGGCTTGCTGGTAAGTACAAAAATGCACAAGAGCTTGAAAAAGCTTACATGGAACTTGAAAAGAAATTGGGTTCCAGAGAAGATGCAGGTGAATCTGAATCAGAACCTGAATCCGAGGAAGATGAACCGCAAGAAGAAACTGAGTACTCTTCTCAAATTGAAGCCATCAGTCGTGCAGCTGATGAGTATTATGAGAAAGGTAAGCTGAGTCCTGAGACTTTGGCTCAGTTTGAAAGTATGTCCTCTAAAGAACTTGTAGAGGCTTACTTTGAATATGAAGCTGGTCAAGCGAATGTACCTGTTGAATCTCAATCCGTTGAACTTTCTCAAGCCGATGTTAATCGGATTCAAAATTCAGTAGGCGGTGAAGCTGCTTATCAACAGCTTGTTGGTTGGGCAGCTCAAAACTTTTCTCAATCTGAGATCCAAGCATTCGACAATGTAGTTGAATCGGGTAACGTTGATGCTATCAATCTTGCCCTTGCTGGTCTCAAAGCACGTTACACAGATGCCGTAGGTTACGAGGGTAAGATGATTCAAGGTAAAGCAGCAGCTCCTGCTGATACATTTAAGAGTCAAGCAGAAGTTGTTCGTGCTATGAATGACTCTCGCTATGATCGTGATCCGGCTTACCGTGATGAGATCATGCAAAAACTTGCCCGCTCTGATCTGAAATTCTGATGAACGACACTAACATTTGGCCTATCGAACCACCCCTTATTATGACTGATCATCCTTACGGCGTCCCTCACAATGAACGTGCTGAACAGCTCAATGGTCGCCTGGCTATGCTTGGCGTCATGGCTGCTTTGGGTGCTTACGCACTGACTGGACAAATTATTCCTGGTATTTGGTAATGCCTCTTAAGAAGGGTAAGTCTGACAAGACTGTTTCATCTAACATTAGTAAACTGAAGATCGAAGGCTACCCTCAAAAGCAAGCAGTAGCCATTGCTCTCAGCAAAGCTGGTAAATCTAAAAAGAAAAAGTAATGGCTAAGCAAGGTCTCTATGCAAACATCCACGCCAAGCGTCTTCGCATTCAACAAGGCAGTGGTGAAAAGATGAGGAAGCCTGGTTCTGCCGGTGCTCCTACTGCTGCACAATTTAAAGCTGCAGCTAAGACTGCTAAGAAGAAATAGGCTCCGCAAAAGACGCATTGAAACGTCCGCAAAAGACGCAACAAGTCCCGTCATTACTGCGAGTGTTTTGACGGGATAATTGAAGAAGTAAGCAATATAAAAGTTCTTTGCTAATTTCTCATGATTCCTATTCTAACTACTCTGTCGGTGATCACCAGTTGGTATGGTCCTGGCTTCCACGGAAACCTCACCGCTAACGGTGAACGATACAATCAAAACGGCCTTACTGCAGCGCACAAGACACTCCCCTTCGGTACTAAACTTAAAGTTTGTTATCGTGGGTGTGCCGTTGTTCGGGTCAATGATCGCGGTCCCTATGCTTATGATAGGGGTTTAGATCTCAGTAAAGGTGCGGCTGATGCAATCGGTCTCACTAACTCTGGAGTTGGAAGGGTCAAAGTAACCCGTCTTAACTAACTTCAACTATGACTGCTATTCTTGCAGCTCCACGGTCTCAATCTTCTTGGGACCGTTTTTGTACTTGGGTAACCAGTACTAACAACCGTCTTTATGTCGGCTGGTTTGGGACACTGATGATTCCGTGTCTCCTTGCAGCCACCATTTGTTTTGTTCTTGCATTCGTTGCGGCTCCCCCTGTCGATATTGATGGCATCCGCGAGCCTGTATCTGGGTCTCTACTCTATGGAAACAACATCATATCGGGAGCCGTCATTCCGAGCAGCAATGCCATCGGACTACACTTCTACCCAATTTGGGAAGCTGGTTCACTTGATGAATGGCTCTACAACGGGGGTCCGTTCCAACTCACAGTCTTCCACTTCCTCATTGGCATCTATGCTTACATGGGACGAGAGTGGGAACTTAGCTATCGATTAGGGATGAGGCCCTGGATCTTTGTCGCCTATTCAGCTCCTGTTGCAGCAGCAACCGCAGTGTTCCTGGTCTATCCGTTTGGGCAGGGCTCGTTCTCTGACGCTATGCCTCTGGGTATCTCGGGAACCTTCAACTACATGCTGGTATTCCAAGCGGAACACAATATCCTCATGCACCCTTTCCATATGTTGGGTGTGGCGGGAGTATTTGGTGGGGCTCTCTTCAGTGCTATGCACGGTAGCCTTGTCACTTCGAGTCTTATCCGTGAAACCACTGAAGAAATCTCTCAGAACTATGGTTACAAGTTTGGACAAGAAGAAGAAACTTACAACATCGTAGCGGCACATGGCTACTTCGGGCGTCTTATCTTCCAGTATGCGAGCTTTAACAATAGCCGCAGCCTTCATTTTTTTCTGGCTGCTTGGCCTGTTGTTGGTATCTGGTTCGCTGCTCTTGGCGTGTCTACGATGGCATTTAATCTTAACGGCTTTAATTTTAACCAGTCCCTTATTGATAACCAGGGACATGTTGTGGATACTTGGGCAGACATTCTTAACAAAGCCAACCTCGGCTTTGAAGTCATGCACGAACGAAATGCACACAACTTCCCTCTGGACCTTGCTGCTGCTGAGACAACTCCAGTCGCCCTGGTGGCTCCCGCCATTGGATAATCATGCCACACCAATCCTCTAAACTTCAAGCTTTTGTGACTCGTTTTAGTCCTGAGCCTGAAGTGGAAGAAGAAGAAGAACAAACTGAAGAAGAAGAAGAAACTCAGGAAGAAACTGAGTGAATCGTTAGGGGAGCACCTCAGAGTCGGACTCCCCTTTCATTGGCGTTGGCCCTTACGAGGACACCCTTCGCCGTCTAGACGGTGGGATAGACCACAATAAAAACTGAACAATTTTTTCCAAACGTTTGGGAGCAAGTCTACATTAACTTTCTTACTCCTTTAAAATGGCACATCAAACTTCTACTCTGACCACGAGCCTGACTCGTCCTGGTCAGGATAACGGTGCGGGCGACGCCCGTGCTCTGTATCTCAAGCTCTTTAGCGGCGAGATGTTCAAAGGTTTCCAGCACGAGTCGATTGCTCGTGACCTGGTTATGAAGCGTACCCTGAAGAACGGCAAGTCTCTGCAGTTCATCTACACGGGTCGCACCACTGCTGAGTTCCATACTCCTGGCAACGCTATCCTGGGTAACAGCGATGGTGCACCTCCGGTGGCTGAGAAGACCATCACCTGTGATGACCTTCTGATCAGCTCTGCTTTCGTGTATGAACTGGATGAAGTGCTGGCTCACTACGATCTGCGTTCGGAGATCAGCCGCAAGATCGGCTATGCTCTGGCCGAGAAGTATGACCGCTATATCTTCCGTGCTATCGCTCGTGGCGCTCGTCAAGCTTCCCCGATCACCAAGGCCAGCTTCGTTGAGCCTGGTGGTACTCAAATCCGCGTTGGTTCTTCTGCCAACGATTCGGATGCTTTCGAC